TAGAAGAAGTTATGTCAGTAACTACACAAATAAATATTTTTTCGTTAAAGCTTAGCGGTAAATTGTTTATTCCGCTTCCACACGTTCCCCACTGTTCAATAGCCAAGTGAAATTGCAGTAGTGGTGGGCCTGATGTATGAAATGGGGCTATTATATCCCGCCGTAAAACTCCATCCAGTAAGGGTGTAATCGAAAGTAAAACCACAAAACTCTCTTGCCGGAAAGCCAGGGGCGCCAACAACTACTGCCGTATAAACACCATTGAATTTTAAAGCCCAAGCGCCTGAGCCACCAGTTGAATATCCCCACTGTTCAAAAGCCAATAGCTATGTATTTCAACGTTGGACGATCCAGATGCGACAAGCGAAAAGCTACCTGGCTTTCCGATGTAAAATCCCAAAGTATATTATTCACGTAATTCTCTTTGCCAAAGGTTGCATCAGCAGCACCCATTACTCCTGTAGCTACCGCAGTATAATCAGTTGTTGTAAATGATATAGGAAATATGCATACTGCTACATATCCCGACAAACTTGCAGAACTTCCCCACTGTGGCTATGCCTTTCCGATAGCTAGCCATCTATTGCTACCAGCACCAGTATCACTAACTGTGAATCCATTTTTGGTAAGATTAGTTATATAAAATCTGCCCCAATAAGAATTAGATGTACTTGCAGTATTTTGAGGGATTGAAAGGACATTATAAACAATGTCAAAAGATATCGGGAAATTAACTGCATATCCGCTATATCCCCACTGTAAAAAAAGAAAGGATGATAAAAATGGAAAAAGAATTTAAATATTACATTGTACTTGATAAAGATGGAAAACGCGTATCTCCCGGATACCGTGAAGATGGTGATGTACCAGAAGATGTAAAAGAAAACGGGTTCTTAGTTACAAAATCTGAATTTGCAATGCTATTAAATGGTTATTATAGAGATCCAGAGACAGGAGAATATAAAGAAATACCGCCATATGAGCCAGGGCTTGATGAATTAAAAGCTTCTAAGTTATTGGAAGTTGATGCTTGGACCGAAAGTAAAATTACAGGAGGTTTTACATCTGAATGTAGTGGAGAGATGGTGAGATACGATAGCGATAAGGATACGCAGCTTACGGTTTCTAGTGATCTTAATACAATCAATTCAGCTCTTGATAAATTTTCGGAATATTATCCAAATGGTTATCCTATGAGAGGTTATCCTGATGGTGGAACCGAAAAAACAATTCACTACCTAACTGTTAAACAACTCATTCAATGGAATGTAGATTTGGGATTACATAGAGGGGCCTGTAAGCAGGCTGGCTGGGAGAAACAAGCTTTGGTTGATGCTGCCGACAGCAAAGAAGCTTTAGATGCTATAATTTTAGAAAAATAATAGTGAAAGGATGAAAAAGCGCATAGATACTGCACTTTTATAATAAAAATTGATGAAAAAATATCATACCGAATTCAAACCGCCTGTAGAGTTGAGAAATCAAGGGATACAGGTTTTTTTGTTGCGTAAATTCGTGCCGGGTTAATACCACTCAAGGCTGTCAAATGAGGTCTATAGCCTTTTTTAGCTCATGGAGGGATTTATGGGTATAAACCCTCTTAGTAACTCCTTGACTGGCATGGCCGAGAATACGTTTGATTGCAGTTTCGTTGGCACCGGCATTGTCTAACATGGTAGCGCAGGTGTGGCGGCATTCATGCGGCGTGTGTTTGCATTTGCTGGCTACCATTACGGCGTCAAACCGCGCCCGGTACTGATGGTAGGTGAGCAGGCTGCCGTCGTCGTTGGTGATGAGGTGTTTGCCGGGCTGTTGCATCCAGAATTCGAAGAATGGCAGCGTCTTTTTGGATATAGGTACAGCACGGTTGCGTCCAGCCGCTGTTTTGCTCTCTCGGACGATAAAATATCGCTGTCGTAGCTTCACATCGTTTTTGAGGATAGATAGCAGTTCGGAGGTGCGGACACCAGCGTATATCATCATTAATACGGTCATAGCCCATTTATCGCCGAGGTTTTTTACTCGATTGATTTGCCGAGTATTAAAAGGCGTTTTAGGGTATTTCACTTTATGCTGATCAATGTCGATGTATTGACTGATATCTGCTGTAGGTGAGATGATCTCATACTTAACTGCGTAGGTGTAGCAGTGATGTAGGATCTGTCGGACTTTTTTCTGCATTGCGTATAATGCGCCAGATTCTCTTGTATCACGAATTACAGCTTGTAAGTCACCAATTTTAAGTTCAGCAAACTTCTTGTTGTAAAGCCGATTGCAATGCTTGTAAGCAGATAAATAATTGACCTGCGTAGTTTTGGCTAACTTGGGAAATCGTTCTGCCCGCATCAACTCAAAGACTTCGGAAAAGGTGATCAGCGTCGGTGCGAATAAAGATGGGTTTTTATGGTATTCGGCGAGTAAGGCCAAACCTTCAATTTCTGTAGCAGTGTCACCGATTGATTTTTGACGGCCGTTAATTGTGACTTTTACAGACCATGGGCGGCGGCGGTTACCGTCAGTTCTTAATACCACACTACCAAAGCCGTTAGGTAATTTCATGCGTTTTCTTTTTTTAGTATTCAAAATATCACGCTCCTTTAAGGAGCATTATACAGGAGGCAAAAATGAACTGGGAATCTTTTAAATTTGCGGCAATAGGTGCCGTACAGACTTTGACACAAGGGTGGTCGTATAAAGCTTTGATTGCGGCAATGTTGGCTATGATCTTGCATAAGCATGCTATATTGTTTTACAGCTTTGCTTTCTTAGTGTTTGTTGATTGTTTCACAAAATGGGTTGCAATATCGTATCTGCATCTAAAAGATAGTGGTATTGAAAATCCGACTATTCTAGAATCGATTAAAGGAATAAAAAAAGCTAGGGCTGCCAAAAAGATAAAAAGTGAAGTTATGAAACACCGTTTCCTTGGGAAAATCGGTGTTTATTTAATTTGTGCATTATCTGCAGCTGTTGTTGATGTAGTTATGAGAGTTTTAGATAAACCTGCTTGGGCAGTTATGACGGTTATTGGATATCTCGTTGTAACAGAGCTGCTCAGCATTATCGAAAACTTAAATGATGCCGGCGTGGAAGCTATGAGCGGATTAGTCGCTTTTGTTAAAAAGAAACTATGAGAATTGCAGTTAAAATTTGAAAGGAGCGTAAAAAATGAAAGTATTTATAAATCCAGGGCATATGCCAGGTGTCGATCCTGGCGCCGTGAATCCTAACAGTGGTTTAAAAGAATGTGACATAGCATTGGCCGTAGGAAAACTTGTTGAGTATTATCTGAAAAATGCCGGATGCGAGGTAATGCGTCTGCAGAGCGACAACCTAAACGGCGAATCTCCGTCATATCCGAATGTTTGTAAAACTGCTAACGGCTGGGGTGCGGATGTATTTGTCAGTTTGCACTGCAATGCGTTTGATGGTTATGCGAGGGGCATTGAAACATTGATGTTTAACTTTGGCAGCGAAGCTGAACGCCTGGCTGCCTGTGTTCATAAGCAGTTGGTCGATACGGAACAAAGCATTGATCCGTATATTCCGGATCGTGGGTTGAAGGAACGCCCGAATTTATCTGTGCTGAGAAATACCGATATGCCGGCTATTCTTATCGAAATAGGTTTTATTGATAACGATCACGATGTTATTTTGCTAGAGAATAAACAAGATGCGATTGCAAAGGCTATTGCACGTGGCGTAACAGATTATGCAAATTTATAAGGAGGAACAAAAATGAAGGAATTTATCAAGGCATTTTGTGATAGATATTTTAATGAGCGGAATAGACATTTCTTTTTGAAAGGTATCATTGTAGGCGCTATTGTTGGCACGACACTTGGTTTTATTTTAAAAGCAGTAGTATTTTAAGTTGCAAGCTATTTCAAGCTCTTTCAAGTAAATTTAACTTGACTGGTAAAAATAAAATGCCAGTCAAGTCATTGTTAAATGGCTTAACCATGCGGTTTATCTAACTTGCTGGTAATTTGCTGCTTATCGTGCGAATTCAATGATATCAGGTGTTATGTTTTTAGTTAGGGAAAGATAGAATTTTACTTTTTGTTTGTTCATAAAATGATACTTATATGCTATAATACAAGGATAAAAGGGGAGGAATAAAAATGGAAAAGGATGAGAATTGTGGTCGGTTTTCTATAACTGTTGATTATGATAAGAAATCACCAAATCCAGAAAATATATTTATTGGCATAGCAAAATTAATCGAATCATTTAAAGCCATGGATTCCGAACTCATAACTTGTGTTGATACTAATATTGAAACAGAAATGCTTTTAGAAGATGTTGAAAAAGGATCTGTAAAAGTTTGGCTGTCAAATAGATTGAAAAGTATTTCTGACGATGATATTGCAGACTTAAATTATAAAAGAGTAATTGGCGGTTTTCTTGTAGACGCAAAATATTATGTTTTAAGAAAATGTTCTGATATTGATGAAATAAAAGATGTTGAAGTTGTAGAAGAAATTGAGACAGGTATAAAAGAAATTGCCCAAAAAACTGGTTTAAATCAGTTAGGTTGTTATACATCTCCTCCTAGAGAAAGATTATTAAGAGGCCTTAACAAAGTGGGAGAAGCTTTTGAAGCACTTGAGGGTAATAATAGTGTTTCTATGTCTAATTCACAAGGTCAGATATTGACACTAAATAAAAATTTTAGATTGCCATTGCAATCCCTAGACGAACTTTGTGAAGGGGAAAATATTGATAATACAACAACTGTTATTTTAAAGGTTAGAAAACCAGATTTTTTAGGCGAAACTTCTTGGATATTTAAGCATGGGCACGAAGAAATAAAGGCTAAAATAACGGATGAAAATTGGTTAAATAGATATTTGAAGGGGCAAGAACCAATTGTACCTGGTGATTCACTTAAGGTAAGGTTAAATAGTGTTGCTACATATGATAAAAACCAAAATTTAACCAAAACAAAACATACTGTTATTGAGGTATTATCTGTAGTTCATGCTGAAAATACGCCGCAAACAGAACTCTTACAATAATTAAAATAACTAAAAGCACTTTGCGAAAGCAGAGTGCTTTTTTCTATGGAGGAATAACATGTATGAAAAAATCAAAGGTTGGATATCTAATAATCGCTTTCTTGTTGGTATGGGCGTTGGCGCAGTTCTTTTTCTTGCCTGCTATCTGTTCAGCCGAGTCGGTTTATCTGATAACGGAAACAGAGCTGGTGACACTGGAACAAAACTCCAAAAGGCAATTGGAGATCAGCAGACAATTAGCAGTGGAATTACAGATAGCAAGGGAACAGCAGACGCTATCGGATCAAGCATCGAGCGAAGCCAAGCTGCAAATAGATCAGCTGCAGAAGCAGTTGACAGATGTACTGAACTCGTCGAAGAAACAAGAAAACTTACAGAAAGAAATCTTGAAATCCTTGCCACCATCCGCACCAGGGGTACTACGGGAGATCGGAGCCAAGATTAATGTTGATCACTATGTTACAGGTATCAGCTATGGAGTGAGCCGCCGGATAGGTGGCAAATATATAGGATTTCGAGGCGAGTATGATTGGCAAGATAAAAAAACTGGTGTGTGGGTAACATATGCGTACTAAAAAAAGCCTGACTATTACTTAATGTAGTAGTCAGGCTTTATTTTTTATTATAAAATTAAGAAGTAGAAAAAATGTCGTCTTATGTAGAGGTATAAAATGAGATTGTGGCATGAAGAATTAATACCATTATTACCAAAGCAACAGCTACTTGGGCAGCATCGTGAATGTTGTGCTATGCGAGGTAACGGTTGGGGTAAAAAGCATAGAGTGGTAGATTATGTGTTTAAGCATAGTT